GGGTTATCCACATGGGTATAGTCCTGAAAATCGACCAGGCACATATCCCGCTGTTCTTTAATAAAATCTTTTATTACGAGCCATTCAGTCTGTTCGCCGAGGCCGTTTATTGCATCACCTAGTGTCATTTTTTTCTTCTTATTGGTTTAACTCTTCTGCCCATGCCAACCTTCGATTTCTCCGCCTTCTTCCGTTTCAATTGGCTCTTGCTCATCTCCGATTTTAGCTTGGGCGTTTTACTTGAAACTCTTTTAGTCGGGCGGCAGTATTCATTCGCCTTACCCTGTCCGCATGGTTTGCCGGTCCGTGTATCTTGCCACTTTTCAGCACCCCATCTTTTTAACGAAGATCCAGCCGGAGACTTCTTAACCTGTCCCTTCGACTTCCGGCACTTGGCAATCTGCTGAGATGCTCGGGCGGATGGAAATACCTTTACCCGAGCCTTTACCTTTTTATAGCAAGCGTCCTTTGGCATCTTACCACTTCACCTTGTTTGCCCAGTAGGCCGCCGAAGTTTTTCCCTTGGCAATATTCTTCCCATGACGAGCTTTAAACGATGCCCGCTTTTTCTTCATTGCCGAACTCTCACCCTTTTTCGGTTTGCCCGCAGTCTTTGCACCCTGTTGGCCGAAGCGAATCATTTTATCCTTCCCATCATCTTTAACTAAAACCACATGAGATTTAGTCGGATGGTTGGGAGTTCGCTTCGGTTTTGAATATCCGGCGAATGTAATTCCTCGGTAAACCTTACTCACTTTTTATTAGGCATTTTCTTCTTAGGCATTTTTTTCCGACCCATTGCTTTTGCTTTTTTAGACGGCCTTCCGACCTTCGATCCGTATGTTCCTTTTCCGTATGGCATAATATTTCCTTTTTATTTAAGCGGCCATCGATGTGCCTGGTACATTGCCGGGGGCAGTACCTAAAGCCCCAACGATTGCGTTCTTTTGCTGGGCTTGCATCATCTCTAACTGACCCGCATATGTTTGAAGTCTCTTTGCAAAGTTCTCGTCCTCTTGCATCCTTTGCTGTACATCGGTCGCTGGCACTTCGGGAGTTCCTTGTAAGTAAGATTGAAGAACTTGCAAACGAAGGTTTGAATTTACTCCTTGTTGCGGAGCATTTACAACCTGACCCGATGCGATCTTGGCGATGTCAGCAGAAGTTTCTTGAATCTCCTTATCCGTTGACTCTTCTGCTGGTGCGATCAGTTGACCGGCAAGATTTGGATCGATTGCTTCTAAAACTTTACGAAGGTATACATCGTAGCGAGCTTGGCCGGACCGGTCATAAGTTGACATTAATTTACCAACAGTATCGAGCTTCTGAAGAACCTTCTCCTCATCCTGGTTCATCGAGTTCCATGTGATATTAAAATCATAAACCTCGGCAGTCTCATCGAGCATGAGCATGGCTCCCTGTTCATTATTTGTTACCCGAAACCATATCTGCGGTCCGCCGTAAGTTCTATCTAGACACCATACTCGATTCAAAATCTGTTTGAATCCATTAAGCCATTGATTGACCAAGTGCTGGCGGATGCTGTTTGCTTCAACCGCATCCTCGGGCGATGTTGCCCGACCGGTTATCTTATTGGCGAGTTGTCTGATTTGCATCTCGACCTCCATTGAGGCTTGCGAATACCTCGGGATCTCCATGAAACCAACTTCTCCCCTTCGGCGGACTGCCAAGGTTGCCCCTGGGCCTATCCTCTCGGGACGGCGGCCAGCCAAGTGCTCCACGGGTGGCAAGGTACTCATCGATGCGCGGTCTCGCCTCGAGTCGATTTCTGTTTTTACGGCCTCCTGATAACTCTTTAAAAGTTCGGGATATCCTCGGGTATCCAATAACCGATGGTTTAGATTCTCCCTAGTTATGCAGACAAAGGGATATCTGCCCTCATCATATTCCATCGGGCTGTGGAAACCATGCCCTTCGGCCTCATCCGCCCAGCAAGTAATGGTACAAATTGGTACATCGTCTTCATCCAATTCCTTACGATAAGTTGTAATGACCCGAACCATACCTTCGTAATCCTGTTGGCCATAAGTACCACTATCATAAGACATAAGATCCGAGGCATAACTTTCCTCCGCATAAAATCCTTTTGAGTTCTCAATTAATTCTTCAATCCATTTCTTATCCCATCCCTCATTGACTTTTTGCATGAGAGCCTCGGGGCTGTAATAGTGAATGCAGTGAATGCTCCTGGCAGATTCCAAATCAATTACATTTGAATCGATGATTATTTCTCTGCCCAATTCATAAGCCTTAATGGCCGGACGATTTACAACAGCTTTTTCAGTCGGAACTTTGGAAACGCCTTTATTGCGAAGTTCGTTAATCATCTTCCTGACTCTTCGCTTTTTCAGATTCGGGAATAATGGAAATAGCATCTCTTCAACTCCCTCCTTCATCTCGGGATCTTGGATTGCCATAGCTAACTCGGGTGACATCTGTGCAATCTCTTCGAGGCTAATATCCTTAAATACTCGAGTGGTTTCACGCTTCCAGTAAGTACCGAAAAAAGTGATACCATTTTGCAGTAAATAGTTCGCTCCTATAGCGGCCTCCCGAGGAAGTTCCGTCATTGAGTTCATCCGCCATTTTAGAAATTCGCTTACCATCTTCGCACTGCCAATGTCGGAACTTTCGACGGGAGCGGCTACGAGGTTGGCTTGTGAAAGGGACTGACTAAGTAAGGCTACATCGCCATCGATCAATGGGTTTATAAGCGATGCCTCGAGGTCACTTGCCCCGTCCCAAGGGAATGCTTCCGGTCCGTTCTTCTTTCCGCTTTCATCCTTGCCCGCCCATTCGTTAAATCGACATTCCCTAGCCTGTTCGGCCTTATCCATCCAAAAAGATAGATTCGCCTTTGCCTCGTTAAATTCATGCTTGATCGAATCGACATCCGGCCCCTTCTCGTCAAACTCTTGTAACTCTAATCCGTTATTTTCCATTTTTAATTCCTAACTCTAACATATTTTTTTTAAATTTATTCAGGGCGGACTTTTCGATATCCCACAGCGTTTTATATCCCACTCCGATGTAGTCCGCCATTTCTTGAAGGGTGAAAGTTTTTAATTCACGATTTTCATCAAATGCCACCAAGCCCTCCTCAACGACCATTTCCCTTAACATGGCATCAATTCGTTTTTCCGAATCCTCATGCGATTCGATATAAATCATCGTCTCCCTCGACTTTTTTGACATAAATTTCCGATTTTGGAGGGTGATTGGCTTCTAGCCTCTTAACGCACCTTGCAATCCCTTCCCGATCATCAAAATGGATGAGCATAAGGCGAGGATTGGGGACGAGTTTAAGAACTCGCGCTTTAATTGTTTGGGGAGTCGCTATCGGGAATTCATCATCCTTCGGGGCCTCCTTCCATATCCCAATACAAGTACCTTTTGGGATACCCGTCTGCTTGCTGATCTTTGCCCAGCTTATGCCCGCCTTCCGCAATTCCACAACACCCGCTCGCTGGTCCTCACTCCACTTTCTATTCGTTGCCATAATTAATATCCTCCTCCACCCGTTGAAATTAATTCGTCCTCGCTTAAATACTCGAAGTTGCCGATGCAAAAATACCTGGCATTATCTACGAAATCTTTGCTCGGACATTTTAGCCCAGCACTTGGTTGGTAAGCTTGCATACAACTTATGAGATTTTGACATTCATCCGAAAACATCAATTTAGGCTTATTATCCAAATCCATCGGTCTATCCCGATCCCATGCGAGTAAATTGTTGATTGCCTGTAATCCTGTTTCGATGTCGAGTGCTTCTGCCGGCTGAACGATTATATCTTCGTCCATTAAATCATCGATAATGTTAGAAGATCCTTCCGACTTCTGATAGCTCGCCGCCCCAAGCCTCGGGTCGATTATGCGGATGACCTCACTTTCCCCACATACCTTCTCCATTCTCCTAATCTCATCGGCATAATCCGCCAAGCCGTACCCGTTCGGTTGGGCAGCCTCGCCAGCGGATAATTTATCCTTCGTCAGATCAATCCATCCTCCCCATGTGTCGAAGTCAGGAAACTCCTTAACCGCCCAGGCGACTCCATGTGGATCGATTGCAAAGAGGACCATTGTCCACGGCTTTGCTCCAGCCGGATCAATTGACATTACCCAATTTGCCTCCGAGAAATCGGGCAGCTTGTCCGATGTTACGAAGTTTTTATCGGTCAAATTAGGGAAAATGGCCCTAGACTGCCTCACAGGGACTCCATAGGCCCGACAAAGTATCGTTTCTCTCTTCTCACCCTCCAACTGATTCTTCATTGCCGCCCAGCCGCCAAAGGGATTCGCCGCTGTATGGAAATAAACCACAGAACTGGCTTTGCGGATGGGCTGTTGAACGAGGGGGACTTCTTCGCCGTCTAATAGGTCCGCTTTTGCCGATTCGACTGTTCTCGCTCCTGTTAGCATCGATTTGACTACGCTGTTCCATCCGTCTACGGCGGTGAAGCTGATAATTCCCTTGGAATTGCGGGTAACTGTCCTAAAACGAAGGGTATTTACCCATGACATCGGTACTAATTCGTCCGCCCAATATCCGATATTATGTGTTCCATTGACTGGATCTTGCGGTGAGCCAATCTCTCCTCCCTCAATGGTGCTGATATCTTGGGACCAGTTACGGAAAATACACTGACTTCCGTTCGGCAAAGTGAACTTTTGCGAGGTAAATCCATTTTTAAGCGACCACATTACATATCCTATCTTACCTCTCCCCAACGACTTAAACTCTTTTGGGAGAGCATCGTAAACGAGCTTCTGTTGGAATTGCACAGAATTTGCCGATGTTTCTGTAAGACACCATATAATCGTGCCGGGGTTTTCAACGAGGGATTGAACTACCCGCTTGGCCGCCCAAAAACTCTTTCCAGCCCTATTCCCTCCCATGACCAATATCTCGGCATGAGTCTTCAGTTCCTTATCCGCTAACTTCCAAGTATCCAGTTCAAAGCCATGCCGGTAAGGATCATCCTTCTCGAGCTTGATCGCTTCTTCACGCTTTTCCCAATATGCGAGGATTGATTCGGGGCTCATGGACAGCATCTCTGATTTTGTCAGAGGCGGTAAGGCGGGGTGCGGTGTCCAGGTAAGTGGCATAGTTCGATTTTAGCAGACTGGAGGGCGAGTGGTACGCAATTGGTGGAAATTTTTTTATGGGACACAATCGGTCTCGGTGACCGGCGGGCCGCGAAATCCGACCCCCCTCCCCCCCTGTTGGGGTTAACCGATTTAATTACACAACTTGCACGATCCTAGAGTATTTACATAAAGCACTAATAATCAGTGGCTTAATATTTACACTAATTTCGTGTAATAATGATTATGTCTAATTGTTCTTGCCAAATCCCTTATTGATAATTCATTATCAATATGTCACACCGATTAAAATCATGCCTACGAAAAGACCGAGAGCATATCAGAAAGCCGAGAACCTTCCGGCTAATTTAGTTGTCGAGGAAGCCTGTCCCGCAGTTTGGACCGGACAGAGGCTTTTCGATAAGAGACCTAACGATTATGCTAAATGCGTTCAGATGCTGGCAGAGGGTTCCACGATAACGAGTATTACAAAGCAGTGTAAGATAACAGCTCATACAGTTGCAGTCGTTAAGTCTCGAGAACAGGAAACACTGAAAGATACGAAAAAGCATCTTAGAGGATTAATCGGAACAGCGACTCAGCTTGCAGTTGAAA